GTGCCCAGGGTTTGACTGGCCCCGCTGGGCAGCCTGGTCCTAAGGGTGACCAGGGTCCCACTGGACCTCGTGGTCCTGCTGGTGATGCTGGCCCTAAGGGTGCGGATGGTG